TCACTTTTCGTATGCCTAGGAGCCATATTGATAATCAACCGCTTACTCTCTCCCCTAGCAATCGCCTCAAACTTCTTAGCCATCACAGCATGATGCCGACCCGCAACAAAGCCAGGCCACATCATCTTCACATAATCCATAAACTTCTCTTGAGCCTTCTCCCTCTCCACCGCCTCACGGAAACTCCTCACCTTTTCCATGAACTCTAAATACTGATCCTCAGGCATAGCCTCTAACAACTCATCAAGCTTCATATGTCTTTATACCTCAAGTCACTAGGCCGAACAGATCTACTCCCCTTCCTCCTCTTCACCGCACCTAACTTCTCCAGCCTCGTAATGATCTTCCCAATATTACCCAAACCATTCTTCCCCCTTATCCTCGCTATATCCCGATAAGACGGCGCACAGTAATACCGAGCCCAATACTCCCTAATAATCTGATATACCTCACTCTGTGCCGGGGTCATCTATGGAACCCATCACTTTCATCAATGGGGGGTGTTTCCATAAAGTTATCCACAGGATGTTCCACGGCATTTTCAGAGGGGAGGGGGACATCTGAGTCGGACTCAGATCTTAACTCATTGATTTCATTAGGGTTTTTGGGGGTGCTTGAATTTTCTGGTGGTTGTTTGTGTGGAACACTATGCACCGAATCATGGGACTCCTTCGGCTCGATTGGGGGGGCGGCACCAGGGTGGGGTGCGCCAGCCAGCTCCTCCAAAAGGGTGTGGGCCTCAACGTCCACAACGTCCGCTGTGTCGCGTTTGAGCAGGCGTTTAAGTTCACCCAATAGATTGTCGCGCGCTGAAGTGCTGCTAACTGCCCGGCTTTCCTGGGCCTGCTCTTTAAACATATCTACACCGGAAATAGACCCGATAACCTTGGCCGCGTTGATGATGTCACTGTGGCGCGCGCCATCGTCCAGTAGTACAGCTGTGAGCGAATCCACCACGAGCGCCTTTAAATGTCCGGGGGAACGATATTCCAACCTGTCCATGGCCAGGCGTACGCGCTCTATCTCAAGGGCTATTAAAGGATTACGGCTAAGCTTTTGCGCGTCCGCGCCGACAACGCTGGGTTTTGCCTTGGTGTTATACGCTTTCCGGTATGCTGCGCTTTTACTCTCACCATTAATCGCTATCTCTTTAACAAAACGCTTTTGTTTTGGTGTGAGTTGTTTTTCCCTTTGTTTATTCATTATTGATGAAACGGGTATTTGATCCAGTGCTTCGCTTATCTCTGATTTGGTCAACATAACTACTCACCTTATCGGTTCGTTAATCCAGGCCCCGATTATAGGGGAACAAAAGGGAAAACCGCAACACCCCTGCACCGATTAACCAATTACCAGGCGCCAAGTTACCCAGCAAACTTTCCAAGCTTTACAAACTATTTACACAAACTAAGGGTTTCCCCTAGCTTGACAGTTGTAAATGATTGCACTATCTTACAGCTTTCCGCAATTATCTACAACGCACTACACGAAAGGGCAACACATGAAAAAACTTTTCTTTAACACCGGCCGCACATACAGCGACAAAGGCCAACGCATTGGCGCTGCTCTATTAGATGATGGCCGCATTGTAATGGTGGATATTGATCGCCACATCGATGCCACACTTTCAGCAACCGTTGAATTCACACCTAAAACAATCCTAAAAGCTTATGACCTGGGCGAGATGGATTACCGCGTTGAGGATTACGACCTCAAAACCGAATTGCAGGCAGCAGCTGAAAATATACCCCTTCCCGCTTTCCCCATCATTTACTAAAAGGATAACGCGCCATGACCGAATTAAAAATATATCAAAAGATTGAAAGCCTAGAGGCCCAATTATTGAAAATTGAAAATACCCCCAGCAACTATTTGGGTGGAATCAAAGCATATATGACGGGCCACAAACTTACTTACACCACCAGGGCCGAGCAGCAGCGCGCAAAGATTAAACAACAAATAAACCAGCTTGAACAGTTTATAACTGAAGCCTAAGTGAATTCTATAAGCCCATACTGTGGGCTTATGGGGCAACACTTCGCCCGGCAACTAACCAAAAAGGATAACTAATCATGGGATGGACCTCTTACACAATCGGACGAAACCAAAAAACCGCTGACGTGCTGCAGCGCGAATTGACCCAGGATAGCGCCCAAGGCACGCGCTGGGAAGTAATCGACCACAGCATGGCCGGCAGCACTTACTATGCAATCATTAAACGCACCGAAACCACCGGCGCCACTATGTACTATGGGATGGTGGTCCTAACTGAACGCCGCGCTAGCTATTCGCGCGACACCGTAGAATTTTATTTTAAAGACATGACCGAGGATATGGGACCGCACTACTATGACATGCCCGCGCGCATGCTCAATAAGCTGGACCAGCTTTCCCCCAATCCCACCGGATACGCCAAAACTTGGCGCGAAAGCTGCCGCGAACACTTGGCCAGGAAAACCCAAAAGGCCGCACAGCGCCGCCAAAATAAAAAGCAGCAGCTGGAACGCCTGGCCGCTTTAATCCCCCAATACTTTAAGGCCGCATAACATGGATACTCTAATTCTAATTTTCTCTTTTCTTTTAACTTTCCTTGCCGGTTATTTGATTTTTATCGGCTTATCAATCCCCGCACTGTTCCCACTGGCCGCCGCCATTATGGGGTTTTGCATTGTCCACCAAGGTGAAAACGCATGAAATACCATTACATTAACAAATCAGAAAACCGTAAAACCGGACCAATCCCAACCACCTACAGCGAACGCGGAACCTGCCCGCCCAGCTGTCCGCACTACGAGGCCGACTGTTATGGTGAAGACTATTTTACCCGGCTTAATTGGGACAAGGTCCCCAAACGCGGAGTAGATATCCAGGCACTTATCAAACAAATTGAAAACATGAAACCGGGCCAGCTGTGGCGCCATAATGTTGCAGGAGACTTACCCGGCGCCGGTGAAACTGTGGACCCGGCCGCCCTGGGTGAAATTGTCCGCGCAAATATTGGCCGCCGCGGGTTTACATACACCCACAAAAAAACACCGCAGGCCCTGCAGTGGATTACCTACGCCAACTTATGGGGCTTTACTATTAACCTATCCGCGGATGATGCCGGAGAGGCCGACACCCTGGCCGCCACCGGCCTGCCGACTGTGTGCATTGTCCCCAGTGATACGCCACAACACACCACCACACCCCAGGGCCGCACAATTACTGTATGCCCGGCCCAGGTTAAAGAGTACATGACCTGCGCTGTGTGTCAGTTATGCCAAAAGGCCGACCGAAAAACGATTATCGGATTCAGAGCACACGGGACCCGTGCAAAATTAACCGACCAGCGCGCCCGCCGCGTTATCCCAATTATGAAAGGGTAAACCATGATAAAAACAATACGCGCCAAATACCCCGGCCGCTGCAGCAAAACCGGCGCGGCCTTCCAAGCCGGGGCCGCCATCAATTACGACACCAAAACCCGCCGGGCTTTCCTGGCGCCGCCTGGACTAGTCATAACGTACAACGAAGGCCGCCCCCAGTACTTTATACGCAACCCCCGCGGCCGCTGTATCGATGCGCCCTGCTGTGGATGCTGCACAATTTAAAAGGATTTAAAACAATGGATTACTCAAACGACGCCGACCTATTAACACACGCCCTGGAGCAAACCGCACGCCGGGCCGCCCAGGCCCTTAAACGCGGCCAATGCTCGCACGGGTGGATTAAAACGGAAAACTATTCCCGGATTGTGTGCTTGGATTGTGGCCAAGTATTTAAAAGCAGCGCCGAGCACGAACAGGCCCGCGCCGATGTATTGGACCTATAAGGGGAAAACATGGACAAAATAACCGACTTATTGCACGAGATACACGATAACAACATTGACGCGCTGGGCGCCCTGGACCGGGAGGATTTAATTAGGGCTAATCAATTGATTACTATCAACAATGAATTGATAGAGCAGCTGCATAAAACATTAAAAGAGCAGCTGCAATGAGGACCCAGGCACAACGCGAACACCAAGCCGCGGCCGGGGCCCGCTTTATAGCTACCCTGGCCGCATGGCTTACACTTTACGCCCTTGGATTAATCCTAAAAGGGCTTGAGAAAATCTAAATATACCGGCGCGCTGGTGGTAATCGTTACCATCTTCCCCGGTTATTTCGCTAATCCAATAAGGTAAACCGGTGCGCTGGGCCACGCTTTCCCCAGTGCCTGATTCATCATTGTCGGATATGACAAACCCACGCTTATATTTTTGGGCCAGCTTCAGCAAATTATGAGCAGAAAAACAAACATGAATTGTGTATCTAATCCGCGCGCTTTTTAAGGCAAGCCTCACGCTTAGCGCGGTCGCGTAACCCTCACAAAAAAAATGTTCGCCTTTGTTGTCAAATACAAATTCAGACCCGGCGCTTTTTTGCCCGTATAAAAACTTTTTAGACCCACGCTTGTCAATCAATTGAGCACCGATCAAATGACCGTCCGCGCGCATTGGAATAACCAAGACCTGGCCATCGCTCGGGTGCAAATAAACATACCCAGACTCATCAGCAAATCCCTTAGATTTAAGGTAAGGATGATGCGCGAATTGACACTCATTCAATATACCAGCGGCACGCTTGGCCGCATCAGCCTGCAGCTTTAAAGTATTTTCAGCCTCACGCTTGGCCAGATACTCAAATTTTCTACGATCAATATCAGCTACAGACTCAGGCTTCCAAACGGAAACAGCCTGGTCCAGTGCATGATTTTGCACAAAGGCATGAGTCCCCATGTATTTAACAGCACCATTCCTGGACCTGGGATGATCCTCAGTTGGATATCTTTTCCACACACCAATTGGTGGAGGGGCATCAATCAACACCCCATGAGCCCTGCAAAATTCAACTAACTCCATTACCGCATCCTTTTAATCTGTCTGATGTATCTCTTGATACCATCGTCAATAAACTTCTTTATCTCTGCATTAGGGATTACTACCGTGTCATCTAAGCCACGAGGCCAGACCCCGAACTTTTCCTTGTAGACATTCGCAGCCCTTCCAACTTTCCAGCCGCTGTACTGAACATAGTATTGCAACATAGACCACCACAGCTGTTTATCCTCGCGAGTCATGGTTGTGCTTATCTCTTCCATCTCTCCAGGAACCGCCTCCACAGTGTTACGCCTTTCACGAACATGGCCGCAATTCGCGCAAACATCCATGTACTTGGGAAAATAAGCCTCACACTTTGGGCATTTAGAATCGGTTTTCTCTTTTTCTGTTGGCTCTGGCTTGGTTTTCTCTGCGCCATCATCCAACTCATGAACTCCATTCGCGTAAACGTCCTCCCAATCCTCGCGGAACCTGAGATAGTTACCCGAATGATCTAGCCACAAAGCAAACTTTTTATCAGGGTATGACCGCATGACCCGACCCATCTGTTGGATGTGAGAAGACAAAGACTTGGAGAATGGTCGAGCCGATACCCCAATCATTACATCAGGAACGTCAAACCCCTTGGTCAAAATGTCAGTAGCTATGAGCCCGTGTATTGCAGTATCAGGCTTAGCAAAATCTTCAATCACATCTTTTTTAAACTGATCCTCATCCTGGTAGCTAATAGAAATAAAGTTATATCCCTGCTCAGCAAAAGACCTAGCTAGGTCCGTGCCGTGCGCTACACCAGAACAAAAAACAATTGTTTTACGCGGCCCGCCAAATATTTCGTGTGTTTTTTTAATCCACTCATTGACGATATCACCAGTAATAACCTTCCCGCGTTTGGTAACCTCGGCCTGGGACCACTCACCCGCTACTTTTTTGGCGCCCTCCATGTTGATCTCTTTTGCAATAAACACACGCAACGGAACCAACACTTCCTGGTCCACCAGCTGCTTAGTCGTTACTGTTGAAATCACATTCGAGTAAGTGTGTGCCAGGCCCTTCGTGAATGGAGTGGCCGACAAACCAATTACGCGCACGCTCGGATTATCCTTGATGAACTGAACAGTTTGCTCCCTGGTCTGATGACAATTGTGAACTAACTTCCCGTTAGCAAAGTAAGAAGGGTGTCCACTGATGTGAAGGTTGAATACAGGTGTAACGCCCTCTCGTTTGATATGCGATATAGTGACCAACCTTGGGAAACAAGAAATTCTGTCTTCTTCAAATCTTGCGCTTTCCGTTCCAGAGAGCCGTGAGAACCACCATCCAATTCGATCCCACACTTCATCTCCAAGTTGGCAATATCCAGTTTGTAACAAGTTGGATAACCAGTCTTTAGATGCCTCATCTTTGTCGCTATTGCTAATTCCGCCTCCCACCCCTCCCCAAGAGCATGAAGTAAAGCAAGCTGAGGCAGAGGCAGCAATTGTCCATTCCCACCCTTCTTGATTGGCTTGTGCTTGATCTCCCTCAATCGAGCCTTCATCTTTAATCTTGTTTGATGGTTGCTCATCGGGTTGTCCAACTTCTTTGAGCAAGATATTGAGCAAGCGATACGCTTCTCCCATTTCTCTTGATTCGCATTCGTAAATACTCGACCATTCTTTATGATCTTTTTGGGCGCAAACTCTTTCCCACAACAAGCGCAAACCTTCTTTGCTAAAAGAAACCCTTCCGATCTCCATTTCAGAGGCTTTGATCCATCCTCTGTCTGTAAAGAAAGGATGGTTTCCTGTGCAATTGATTGATGTTCCATCTTCAAACTCCAATTTATATAACTCAGTTGCTGGCTTAACCATGACATTTAAAACTTCACCAACTCCTGTTGAATTATATACAATATCGCCACACCTCAGAAGATTTATTTCTTTAGGGCCTGTTGGCGTATCCACCAAAGT